CAACTTTCTGTGACAATATTAAAACAGCATTTTTGCCAAAGTTTCAATGGAGGGGGTGGATTGTCCTCATAGCTGTATACTAAGTCTGATCTATATTCTTCAGGTGGAAAAAACTTTTTTATTTTTTTACGCCATAGTTTATCAAACTGTGCTTTTTTGCTATCCTGTAAATATTTTTTGGTAAGTATATCCCATTCAGACGTTTGTTCTTCTTTGTAACTTACTAATCCTTGTCTTAGTAATTTATTGTTGTAAAGTGATTCAGCTAGATAATCTCTGTGATAGCCTACACTACGCATTTGACACAAAAACAAATGTTCTGGATCTTGCTGTCTATCGATAGTTGGTTGCATACACAACAACATATCGATATCAGGCCATGTTATATGATAGTCTTTACTTCCAATATAGGGATCGGAATGATTGCAGTGCCAGAAAAACTTTTTTCCTTTGATTAAATTACAAAATCTTTTGTGTTCAACTTCAGACCAATACAGCTTGCCTGGCACTCCGGTTAAATCTAACCCTTCTTCAGTGTAAAATACAAAATGTATTTCTGTTGTTGCATCATGATCATGCCATTTTAGTTCAGGCTCAACAATGCCATCTTCGTCAACAGAATATATTACTTTCATCTATCAAAGCAAGTGACCTGTAGTGTAAATCTATGCTCAATTCCCATGTTATATGCAGCATGTGGTGCACTACCAGTCCAACTAATCCAATCACCTTTTTTCCAATTGCATAAACAGGTATCTTCTACATGGAAATAGTGACCTAGTTTGCAATCTTCTAAAAATACAATATAACGTGTAATAGTGTTTACATCAGTGATATTGTGTATTTTCATAAAGTTTGCATACATGTCTTTATGCAATGGTAATATATTAGCAGGAGGTGTTCTATAAAATGCTACTTCGTGATGGTCGTGTTTTGGAAGTTGTGCAACAACATCTTTGTAGAATTCTGGCATGATGTCTTTAGGACCTACATAGACATCGTTATTAATAATCACTTTGTATGGATCGTGTCCATACATAATATACTCATCACCGCCATAGCCTCCTGCACTTTCATAAGGTAAACTATAAAATTGTTGGTCTTGCCAGCATGGCTTAATGTGTCCTTGTTGCATATTCTAACTCCTACTGTATTACTTATTCTTTGTCATAGCCAGTAGTGGCAACAATGGTTTCTAAATCTTCAAATTCGTCTTGATGGCGTGACCAATCATTCTTTTGTGCAACTTTTATTGCTTTGTTGATTAGACTTGGTTTTACATTCAGTTCTTCGGCGACTGCTTTAACAGTTTCTTTTAATCCGCCTTGTAGATCTTCAATTTCTTGTAATACAGTAACGCCTTCTTTAATTAGTCGTTCTAGTTTGGCTTTTTCTTCAGCGCCATATACTCTATCGCTCATATATTACTCCTTATTTTTATACGATTATATACGATTATATGCGATAAGTCAATGATTACTTTTTGATAGGAACACAGTTATCCACACGCTTGCCACCTTTCATTTTGGTGCCCATGCGCTTGTAGCCTTTCCAGCATACTTTGCCGTCTACGCCTTTTTGTTTTTCTTCTGGCAGTGTAGTGTAGCTAGGCTTTCCACACTCACTGCATGTCGACTTTTTTTCGTTTAAAGCTGCCCATAAACGATCTTTGATAGATGCTGTTTCCACAGCTGGATCTTTTACACGAATTGCTTTCATGTCTTTTTGACGATGCAAGTCATCACCGCTTGGAAGCATATCCGGTGTGTCCATATATTCTTCTTCTGGCTCGTTAGCATATGCTTCGTCCATATCTCCCATATAATCTTCAATATATTCTTGAGCCCTCTGCATTATCATGTCAAACTTATCACTGCCGCCATCTTGATCAGCCATAGCATCTGCCATTTCTCCGGCAGCATCCTCTATATTACCTTGTTTGATTAATGCACCTACTTTAGCAACGTCAGGTTCGCCATAGTACATCATATCTGTATCCATTTCGTCTACAAACTTAGCAATCATTGACGCAACTTTAGGATCAGCATCTTCTTCAATACTTTCTTCTGGAGCAGGCATCATAGGTGCATCTTGCACATTATTTACACTACCGCTTGTTATTGCTTGCAGTGCCATTAGCACTTTTGCCATTTGTGCAGTATCGTCTAACTTGATACTGATTTCGCCACCTTGTGCGCCCATGCCGTTATCCATTCCCATTGGAGGACATTCTGCGATTGCTGATTCCTGCAATGTTTTCTTCTCAACATTGTCGAAACCTTTCAAGATGTTTAACATTGCATTATCCATAATAATCTCCTAGCTTAATACAGCCTTGTTGTTCATTTTATCATCAGCAGGTGTTTCTGCTTTGTAATCTTTATCGCCATCTTCTTTTTTGGCTTTTTCCAGTTCTTTGAGCAAGTCCATTACTCTTGTACTGCCAACATCTGCTTGAGCACTTTCTCCGCCCATGTCTTCTTGTGTTAGCATTGTTTCGTATTCAGTGTCCTCTTTCTTTTCTTGATAAAGTTCTTGAGGCTCTTCAGGATTTCTTACAATAACATGGCTTGCAGGTACATCACAGCATTGTGCAATATATTCTTGTATTGCATCAGTTGTTGTTGGATATTTTACTTCTGCATCCCAGTAATACACATCAATATTTTCTAACTGTGGAAAATCTAATGGGCGTTCTTGAATAGGTGTTTTTTTGGCTTTGCTCCAACTTGCAACACTCCATTTTTCCATGCACTTGCGAATTTGTTCTTCGCATGTTTTACCGTAGTCACCTGCTACTCCAATTTTCCATGCATATGTTCTATGCGATTCTGTTAATAACTCTTTAATACTTTTCATTGTAAGGATCCTATTATATACTATTTATCACTATCGATACCTTTTAGACGTTCTAACAAGCTGTTTCTATCAGTAACTACAAACCCTTCTCCGCTAGTAAATCCATCTGTACTGCCAGAATCTTTGTCCATTTTTTCTTTTTTAAGTTGTAGTTCAACCATTTTTAATTTTTTATCTAGTTTTGCAACTTTGGCATCTAGATTAGTTTTTAACATAGTTCCTGCAACTTCAAATACTCTACCACTATAACGACTTTCGACATTCATACCTAAATCCATTAGATCCTCGTATGCCTGCATGGCTTTATCAGCAACTTCGTTTAATTCTTTATCAGCAAGTTCACCTAACCCTTTTACTTGAGGTAATGCAGCAGAAATTTTATCTAGTTCATTTATGTCTCTAAATGTTTCTTCTACAGATGGCATTGAGACTTTTGAAGTTTTATTTTCTTCTACTATTTTTTTATTTTCTGGTAAATCAAAAAGATTTTCAAGTTTTTTTGTCATAATAATATCCATTATATTCTAGTATTATTTATTTACATTACCTAGTGCCGCTGTGGATAATATCTTTTTTT